CTAGAAGTGTTGTCGCTAAATTTTGTTATTGGCAGTATAGGGGGGAAGGCTGTAGATACCAAGGTCTACCTATAGAAAAGGATAATGGAGATGAGTTCCAAGATCTCAATGGTAATGGAGTAGCTCCAAATTATTCTCCACCAATCGGTTCGCCAGTTTCATTTTTTGATGACCAATCTGCTATATGGAGCAGCTCAAGAGACTACGTTAAAGGCGATGTCGTTATAACGAAAAGTCCCACTATTTTCCTAGCTAATCCTAATCCAAATCTAAAAGGAGAACCTTTAAAGACTGTTTACGTATGTGTTCAAAATAATAAAGGGCAATCCCCAGAAGGAAACCCTAGTTTTTGGCAAAGAGACGGATGCACAAAAAAACTCTCGGCATGCAAGAAACGATTCAATACTATTGATTTAGTAGGTTTTAAAGAGAGCCAAAATATCAATAGCGGTTTTAATGCAGTCAAAATTTCTGGTAGGAAAAGCGATGGGGATAATGTCCCAACAAATACAGGGTTATTTCATACTACAGTCCCAGAGTTGACAGGTCAACTCACAGGTGAATTTACTATTATGGGATGGGTTAATATCAATATCAATAGCCCAGTGGGAGCTGGAGTTCTGAGCACTTCACCAAGAGACGACCAGTTCTGGCCCAATACACAATATCTAAATATCAATGCGAATACTAGCCTACTTAATGTAAAAGGTTCCTCAAACTTCAAAAGAGGGAATAAGACCAATCAAATATCAGCTAGTTATTTTGGTTATAAGATAAGCTCAAGTACGAATCATCCAAATAGCAATGCTTATAGGACTATAAATCTAAACGAAGAGCAAAGTGCTGGAGACCCAAGAGAATGGGTGCAGTATGTAATAACACATAGTAAAGACGATTCTGTTATTAATGGGGCTGGGGAAGACCAGAACACATTAATTAAATTTTACGTGGATGGGCAACTTCTATCCGACCCCAAAAACGCCAATACTATTAGCACCGCAAACGCAGCGGGTAAACAAGGTAATTTCGCCAGTTTAACTCAAAGAAAAAATATGAATTGGGGTACTAATGGCGAAATAGCACTACCTCAAACATTTATGTTGGGTGCGGTAGAATTCTATGGAGGAAGAAGAGGTTATGAACTCCCGACAACACCTCACACAACTTCAATGAATGGTGCGCTTGGGCCTTGGGCAGTATGGAACAGGCCCATCAACGACGAAGAAATAAAATTCCTATATAAAAGTATACCGAGCCCTAATAACTTTTCCAACACTTTAGATTTCGCTCCTAGAGATTATTATGAATGCACTGGAAGATTTGCGACATTAACAGGAAGTGGTGATGGGAAACAATCCTACGCAAGAAATAGTCTAGTTGCTTGGTGGGATGCCTCTACTGGACTAATACCATCTACTTCAGATATAGGGATGCTAGATATACACACAGGAAATCTTCATTTAACGGGTAGTGGAGAATTCACAGGAATATTCCAAGAGTATAAAGAAGCCCCATTAACACTTTTACCCAACCCCACCCCAGAATTTCCTAACTTCGGAGGATTTCCTGGAACTGATGGATTTAGTTATGCAAGAGATACACAGGTGTAAAGGAGAAGTCACTGCACTCCATAAAATAAAAGAAATGTCTCATAGGCATTTCACTCAAGAGATATGTGGGTTTCTAGGCTACGATAATGAGAAAAAAGAATTTATTGTCCAGCGCGAAGACAATATAGCTGAAGACCCTAGATCACACTTCCTTATCAACCCTTTGAGTTACCTACTTTTCAAAGACTCTTGTAGTATGATAGGAGTTTTCCATAGTCATATCGTGGGAGATGAAAAAGAATCAGAATTTGATGTGAAAATGGCAGATAATTGCTGCCAACCATTCTTAATATACAGTCTTAACACAAAAAAAATAAATATTTATACGCCCAAAACCATAGAATCAGATGTAAATATATTGGAAAGGGTAAAGGCTGTAAAATGACGATAGTAAATATACATGGAATTCTAGCTAGAGAGTTTGGGGACTCATTTAAATTAAGCCTTCCTAATCCAAGAGATGTCTTAGAAGCTATAGATTGTAATAGGGAGGGTTTTCTGCAGAGATTGGTGCAATTACAGAAACAGGGGTTTTGTTATGACCTTATAATAAACAAAAAGAAGATCACTAATGGCCCAGATATGGATAACATATCTAATCCTAAAACTATAGACCTAGTCCCAGCTATAACAGGTAGTGGAGCTGCAATGGCTCCAATTCTAGGGGCTATCTTTACGGGCCTAAAAGGTAAGGCGCTTGCTTTTGTAGCCTCTATAGCTAATGCCGTACTTTTTGCATCAATTAGTTATGCATTAACACCTAAACCAGAAAATGAGGCTTTGGAAATAGAAGCTGATGGATCAAAAAGCTCCCTTATTTTTACTAATACAGTAAACATAGCCAGCCAAGGCTCTCCAGTTCCTATAGGTTATGGAAGATTAAAAGTAGGCTCACAAGTTGTGCAAGCCACGATAAAATCTTTCCCTCAACACCAAGAGCCTTCAAAAGCTCTAGGAGCTGATAGAGATAATCCAAATTTTATAGGTAATAGACCATTATGAAACACCTCCTTAAAAAGTTAAGTATAGCAGGGGCAGGAGGTAAAGGCAGCAAACCAAAACCCCCTATTTATAAACCGCCTGTTATGGGAGAGCTTCAATATGGAGCTTCTCACAGTTATGCCGAAACATTAGATTTGGTAAGTGACGGACCTATCGAGGGAATTGTAAATTCAAAAGGAGAATTAGTAGACGGTTTAAATATCTTACAGGGTATTTACTTAGACGATACACCTGTCGCTGTGACTAATCAATTAGCGACAAAGGCTAATCAAATCACGACTTTAGAACTCGAAACTTTTGATTCTTTAAATATGGAATTGAATAGCACAGAAGGAGTTTTATATCTGAGTAAGTTTTTCCAAGAAATAGCGCAGGTTGACAAAAGAAGCAAAGCTGGCAAAATAACCTCTTTAGCATCAAACCCAGCAGGGCCAATAGACACTTATGAGTCTGACTCCTCAAATAATGCCAACATGGTTTATATGAGGACTATGACAAAGACCCCAGAAGTAAGCGGAACTTTCGTAGGACCACCTATTTTACCCCCTTTTAATAGAAACCTAGAAAATTATGCTATTTTTATAAGGCAATTCATTAAATATAGAGATTCGGGTACAGCTCAAATATTCCCCCTGTATTTCAATGAAAATTTATTATCAGCTAGTGATGCAAACGCAGCTTACAGAAATGATAGTCAACCCAAAGGGGAAATACAAGAAGGTAGTTTAATATGGACAGACAATTCTTCTTTAAATACTTCGAAATTTCTATTATCTTTAAACCTTAGTATCTCGCCTAAAATATTTAAAAAAAATAATGAGATTCTTACTAACTTAACATTATCAGATCTTAATACGATTTTAAATTTATATAATAATGATGAGGCAGGGGAAGTAAATCAGCCGCAAAAACAATTAGCAGCTAAAGCTTTGTCAAGGATAGGATGGAACGAAGGTGCTGTAGATTCTCTTTTATCTAATTACTTAAATAGCAACGGTCAAACTGAAGGAGTAATTATATGTAAAGTAAACTCATCAAACGCTGATTTAAACAAAAATATATTAGACGGGGATGCATTGATGAAAATGGAGACCGTGCCGTTTGGAACAAAAAATGGGTTAAACATCACAACCCGACTAAAAAATTTAGGCGCAAGAGTCACAGATGTTACTTGCCCAGAAATTTTAAGCGATGGAACACTAACTGGAACTATGCATGGTTTCTTGATTTTTGAATTCCCCGTGCAAAATCAAGTTGGTGATAATACGTTCAAGACCACAGACGGAGTGGCTCATGATTACGGAAAAACCTACACATTCCAAATCCCCTCTTACATCATAGAATTACTAAAAGATATAAATTCATTCAAATATGGAAAAAAAATTGAAGACGGATCAAATTCTACAATTTTGCCATTAGATTCTACAATCAATTCTATTCAGAATAATCAATTAAAGTTTAATTATAGTAATGTATTAGCTGAAATACGCAAAGGAGAAGAAAACCAAACACCCTTCGATAACTTTAAAAAGGTTTTTATCGATCACCCTTACGGCAGAGAATTGTTCGGGCCTTTTGGGACGGCCACAGCCGAAGGTCAAGCAACAAGGTTAAGCACAGAAACTAGTGACCAAGTAAACGCTCCTCAACGTATCTCTGCTAATAAAGAGATGCTAACTAGATCTGAGGTTTTAGAAAGAGATGCTACTAATTTTAACGCAGATTTAGGTCAAGATGGATTACCTACCTCAGAAGGAAGTGATGATCTAAGAGAAGATGTTGAGGGAAAAAATCGTAACTATTCAACTTGGGGCAATAGCTCTTTCCAAATATTTGACGAAGAACCCATTCCAGTCGTCCACACAATTTACAATCCTAATGTAGAAGAGGTTTTTATCACTTTAGATGTCTCCTCCCTAAGAGACACTCTTGTTAGAGATGTGAAAGGTGTTAAAAACAACAATCTCGCAGATAATGAAGATTTAAAAACAGGCACGACTTTCCCAACAGTTTTAAATATAAAAGTAGAAACTGGTTTTATTGATGACAATGGCGATCAAATAATATTTAGGAGTTACAACTATAGAATAGTAGCTTTAATAGAAGGAAACACCTTAATAGATATAGGTAATCCTGATTATAAATCATCTGGAGGCAAAGAGTTCGTTGTAGAACTAACTAATCCAGATGATAATGAAAATTATCTTTCTCGACCCTTCGAACTCCCAGATAATAAGACTTTAAAGACTACGCTTACCTCCGATGGGGAGCTAGGTATAGAAGCTGGTGTTATTAATCAGATGCAGGATAGAAAAAGATTTGTAAAAATCCAAAAACTTTCTTATGAAACTAATTCTGTTTTATTATCTAAAGTTGTATCGGTTAGTAAAGTCACGGAAATAATAAATGCAGATTTACCTTATCCCTTCTCAGCTATTGTGGGTACTAAATTAGACTCTAGATCTTTTAATAATATACCCAAAAGAAGTTTTGATTGTAAACTCAAAAAGGTTAAAATCCCTAGTAATTATTTTCCCACTAATAGAGGCATAGATAAAAGATACTATAATACTGAAGTTGAATTTCAAAACGCCACTCGATTAGAAAAGTTAATTTATAAAGGCGATTGGGATGGTTCTTTCCATGAGGAACTGCAATGGACAGACAATCCAGCATGGATACTCTACGATTTATTAACTAATGTAAGATATGGAATGGGTTCTCATATCAACGCAGATAACATAAATAAATGGCAACTTTATAAGATAGGTAAATTCTGCGATAATGTAGATAATGAAGGCAACTTCTTAGGAGTAACTGATGGGAGAGGAGGAATAGAACCGCGTTTCTCTTGCAACGTAGTATTTGATCAAGGGCAAAAAATATTTGACGCTATAAATACTATCGCATCTCTTTTCAGAGGCCGAACTTTCTTTAGTAATTCTGAAATTAATTTTGTTGATGATAGACCTAGATCAGCAGTTAATCTTTTTACTAACGAAAGCGTAAAAGATGGTTTATTTTTCTACTCAAACAACAGGAGAGACGAGCAATTTAATACTATAGAAATAGGTTACAGGGATAGATTTGATAATTACACTCCAAAAATAGAAGTTGTTGAAGATGAAGAAGACATTAAAGAGAGGGGGATCTTCAAAAAACGTATAGAAGGGATTGGTATAACTTCTAGAGCTATGGCTCGTAGAGCAGCTCAGCATCAAATCTTTTCTAAAATACGAGAGAACCAACAAGTAGTCTTTACCGCTGGACTAGAGACACTCTTATGTAAACCTGGAGATCTAGTTATAGTAGAAGATGAACTAAAGACTAACATAACTAATTTCGGCAAAATTTTAGATGTTAACCTAGAGGATCAAACAATTAGACTTAGTAATACATCCTCCTCTTTAATGACCACTGGAGTTTTAACTATTTATAACCCCACTGGTATTGACAATATTGATGAGTTAAATATAGCGGCAAATCAAAATAGGCAACGATATGATGGTTTTACTATTACTGGGAACAGTTCTTTAAATAATCAAGGTTTTGCCCCATTTACTGGACAATACAGCTTCTCAAACTACACAGATGGTTACGATCAAGTCACTGGATTTAGCACAGGAGAAACTAGATATTCTGAGTATGCTTTATATACAGGACTATCTGGCACATACTTATATTTTGAAACAGGTGTGACAGGGTGGGTTTTCGGGTCTGGAGATGCCAAATCTTTGTATTCTGGAGATTTTATTTCTAAAGAGACGGGGGCGCAAACACTTACAGAATTTAATACTGGTCAGATATGTATTTTAGATATGAATTCATCTACTAAAAGGAAGTTTGCAGTTCCTATATCATTCTCAGGCTTTGATTCAGATAGTTTTAGAGGTTATACCAGAGGTATAACTAATTCAGAGTTATCTGGTCTAGCACCTGAACAAATAATTGATATTAACGTAACTGGGATTGTAACTAATCTAGATTATGGATGTTCCCTTTCAGGCTTTGATAAACCAGAGCTTTTAAAATCTATTCATTTAGGTAGTTCAGCGAGATTCCAAATTAAAGATGCTAGCCCCTTCTTTTACAAAGTGATTTCAATGAAAGAAGAAAACCCCAATGAATATCTCGTCACTGCGACGAAATATGATACTGGCAAATTTAATCTTATTGATAAAGATATAAGTATAGAAAACAAAGCTAATACATTTAGCTACCAAGTAGCTCAAACGATCAATGGGGTGGTCTATGAGACTTTAGAAACTCCTACCTTTGTGGGAGAAGTGACAACTGGAATACCCAACGTCTCAGATCAAACCTTTAACATATCAGGAAATTGGAATGCTGTAACTAATAGCACTGGTTATGGAGTAAGACTTACCCTACCAAACGGTCAAATATTTAATACTAGCACGACAGATACGAACATTTCTCTTAATGGATTAAATCAAGTAGGTGTGTTCGATGTAGGTGTAAATGCCCTTGGGAATATGGGGAGAAGTTGCGGTGGAAACGCATACTATGATTCTCCATATATAAATACTGGATTATTTATTATTTACGAAGATTCACTAAATTACACTAAATCCTTTTTAAGTAACATAACTATTTTATAATGAACTACACGGGATATTCAGTATTAAAAATACCTAAGACTGGGGCAGCTTTTGCATACGCAAAAGAAGCAAGAGATTTCGCTACTGGAGCTACAGGAGCAGGAGGTTATTTAAGTTCTGACGCAACTACTTCTGGATGGACTGATGTGCGTTTTGTGAGCGCAATCCTAGAAGGATCTAGCTCTTTACCTTTATCTATAGGAGCAACTTACTCGAATCTTTATACTGGTGCAGCCACCGTGATTGGAGGCTCTACCCCCATCGGAGATTTGAGATCAGAAGATGGTCCTTATGTTAGTGTAGGAAACAGCTCAGTTTATTACACCAAAAAAAACCAAGAATATGGCGCAGCTTTTTATGCCACTTATATCGGAGGCACAAATTCAGCCCCAACAAAAATTGGTATAGGAACCAGCAGCAATGAAATTAATACAAGCGGTTACTATGAGGGCAATTTCACCACCCGAAACATTAATGAGTTTGAGAGTAATTACACCCCAGATCTAGACGATCCTACTAAAATAATTACAGGTAGCGGGGTATACACAAACGGAGCAGATGTATCTCTTCAATTTAATATTCTCAATAGAAATGGTGAACTGCTAACATCAGCAGCTCAAATAGCTGCCGACCCTTTTGTTAGTGAACAAATAATTAGTATTTTAGACACTGATTCAAATGTAGTGTTTCCAAACTACAGAACGAATAAAGACTCAACGTTCAATTTTTCTCGTTCCCAAAATATAGACGTTTTTGGCTCTTACAATAAGAACTTTGGAATAAGAAATGAGGTCGTAAACCAAGATGGCGGGATTACCACTGGAGAGTTTTATCTTTACGCTAACACAGCTACATTCAATGAGGTAATAGTTCAAGCTTCTGGAGAAACATCTCTAAACGAGAACCTTAGTAATCATTCCCCTCCAAACACTGGCGATATAACATCTGCAGTTGATAGAGCAGATGCCATAAAATATTTTAATGATCAACCAATTAACACTTCTGGATCTACTGGATTTATAGAGTTAACACTCAACTTCAACGAAAGCCCTAATTTTACTAATTTAGGAGATGTAAATATATGGAATGGAACATCTGGCGATTTCGACACAAACAGAGGAAATTTTGTAGGCAATTATCCATTAAATTCATTACAAGAAGGACAAAAAATAACGCTTACTTCTAATGACGGTATTAAAGAAGCTACTGGACTTTTCTTTAAGTTGGTAGCTGATAGCGATGTAGGTTTCGAACCAGAGGTGTTTACAATAGGGCCATATACCCTTGAACCTAATGTCGAAGGCCCAGATTTAAATGTCTACAATAAAAGTATCGCCCAACAAGTTATCGTATCAGATCTTTCTATTCAGGGTGGTGTGGGAGGAACTGCAACACAAGGTGGTCATTTAGGGATAGGTACGAGTGCGGTTAGTTCGTCCCAAATGTTGATTCAGGGCAACAATACTAGTGTAGAAATAGCCAATTCAGAAGGTTACGCAATTGACACTGAACAAAAATCAGCAATAGCCTCACAAGGCGGAGCTATATACTCTACAGGATCAATGATCGCGGGTGGATCAGGTCATATCATTAGTGGCGATTATGATACTATCGCTGGAGGAGCATTAGGAAATATTTCTGGAGGGGATTTTAACTTTATTGGTGGTGGATCTGGAATTGATGTAACCAACTCTGACTTTTCATCTTCACTTGGTGGTAGAAATAATGATGTAAGTGGGGCTGATTATTCTGTTATACTAGGTGGAACTACTAACTCTATTATTACAGGGCAGAGTCATTTTATCGGAGGAGGTGGTCTTAATCAAATTTCAGGAACTAATGCAGGTGCTGACGTTTCTAACGCTTTAGTCGGAGGAACAGAGAATAGAATATTTGACTGCCAATATTCGTTTATTGGAGCAGGGGCTTCGAATACAATTTATTCTAGTAACTCCGTAATTGGTGGAGGCTCCAGTAATATCGCTTCTGGTGACTCTTCTGTGGTTTTTGGCGGCACTAATAATCAAGCTCTTGCTAATAAAAGTGTGGCTGCTGGTGCTTATTCTAAAGTCCAAGCGGGACATCATGGAGCTTTTGTATTTAGTGATTCTAGTGCCACACCAGCGTTGTCTACTGGAGCGAACACTTTTAATCTTCACTTCGCAGATGGTGTTTACGTCACTGGAAACAGCGGTATATTCATAAATGGAAATCCTGTCCTTACTGGAGAAAACAATCCAGCAGAAATAGACACTTTACAAACCGTTACAAATCGCGGTAATGAAACAACAAATTCAATCATCTCTACAGGACCGTATATATCTGGAGTTACTGGATTATTTAGCGATAAGGTAGGCATAGGAACAGATACTCCATCTGAAAAACTTGAAGTTGCAGGAAACATTCTCGTAACTGGGGCTGGGAATGCTGGTCCACACCTTATATTAGGAGGTCCATTTTGCACTTGGGAGATAGAAAACCAATATGCTGGTGGAGCTAATAATGACATGTTCCGCATTAGGAACACAGCATTAGCCGACGATGCTCTTGTT